CACAGAAGGACTTGATCTCCTTGGAACAAGCACTGATGAAAGAAGTGAACCGTTCAGGGGGGCGTCAGGGGTCTACCACCCCCTCCTCGCAGAAAGTGCGACGCAGTTCCAAAGTCAAGCGTACAAAGAACTCCTCCCTCCAGGGGGTCCAGTCCAAACGAGGATCGTCGGTGAAAAGTCGAAAGAAGTCGAAGAGCAAGCCGAAAGGGTAAGGGGATATATGAATTTTTTAGTTCTGGACGTAATGGAAGAATTCGATCCAGAACTAGATCAGATGTTATATTACCTTCCTTTAACAGGATCTGCATTTAAAAAGACTTATTATGATCAAAATCTAAGACGACCAGTAAGTAAATTTGTACCTGCAGATGATTTAGTTGTATCTTATACTGAAAGTAATCTACAAACCTGTCCTCGTTTTACGCATATTGTAACTATGAATTACAACGATTTAAGAAAGTTACAAGTATCAGGGTTTTATAGAGATATCGAAATATTCGAAGACGAAGGCTTAGAAGATTCTGAGTCTAAAGAAAAAGTACAAAGTATAACAGGTTTTAGAAAATCGTCTAATATGTCTGATGTAGTAACTTTATTAGAAATGCATGTTGATTTAAATATCGAGGGATATGAAGACGAAGATAAAAACGGAGAGCCAACTGGGATCGCTTTACCGTATATTGTTACATTAACAGAAGATATGGACGTTTTATCTATAAGACGTAATTATAGAGAAAACGATGAATTAAAACAAAGAATTAGATATTTTACTCATTATAAATTTACTCCAGGATTAGGTTTTTATGGTTTTGGTTTAATTCATATGATTGGTGGATTAACTAAATCAGCTACTTCGATATTGAGACAATTAATCGATGCAGGAACTTTAGCTAATTTACCAGCAGGATTTAAGTCGAGAGGATTAAGAGTTCGAGATGATGATCAGCCATTACAACCTGGAGAATTTAGAGATGTCGATGCTCCAGGATCTTCTATCCGTGAAGCGATTATGCCACTTCCTTATAAAGAACCGTCAGCAACTTTATTACAAATGTTAGGTGTATTAATAGATAGTGGAAGAAGATTTGCATCAGTAGCTGATATAAATGTAGGTGATAGTAGTCAAGGAATGCCAGTAGGCACAACAGTTGCTCTATTAGAACAAGGAACAAAAATATTATCAGCAATACATAAAAGATTACATTTTGCTCAAAGGCAAGAATTAAGAATATTAGCTGAAGTAGTAAAACAATCTTTACCAATGGAATATCCTTATGATGTTCCTGCAGCAAAAAGAACAATAAAAGAAGACGATTTCGATGACCGTATAGATGTTGTACCAGTAAGTGATCCAGCGATGTTTAGTATGAGTCAACGAATATCTATGGCTCAAACTCAACTTCAATTAGCACAGGCAGCACCACAGATTCATGACTTACAAGAAGCATATAGACGAATGTATTCAGCGTTGGGTGTTCAAAATATTGATTCTATTTTACCCCCTAAAGCTGAAATGGCACCTAAAGACCCAGCAACTGAAAATGCTGAGGCTCTTATGGCAAAGCCACTTAAAGCGTTTCCACAACAAAATCACGATGCACACGTGGCTACCCACTCAGCGTTTTTACAAGATCCAAATATTCAAAGAAATCAGATGGCAATGCAAACGCTTATGGCACACATGCAAGAACATCTTGCGTTAAAGTATAGACAGCAAGTTGAACAAATTATAGGTCAACCTTTACCACCAGAGGGTCAAGTGTTACCACCTGAACAAGAAGCAATGTTAGCACAAGCTACAGCTCAAGCTACACAGGAGATAAGTCAAATGGCACAACAAATATCAGGGACAGGTCAGTTTGATCCTATTGTACAATTAAAACAAAAAGAACTAGAGATAGATGCTGCAGAAGTACAAAGAAAAGCATCTGCTGATATGGCAAGACAAGAACTTGCCACAGCAAAATTACAACAAGATAAACAAATAAAAGAAAGAGAAATACAATCAGAAGAAGATATTGCAGCATTAAAAGCAAACGTATCAATGGCTAACACAAGGAGATAAGAATGGGAAAAAAAGAAGCTAAGAAATTTATTCAGATGAGAAAAGATGAAACAGATCCAGATAATATAGCGATCCTTGAATTAGATATACAAAGAGAGCTTGGTCTTGATCCTAAAGAAATAAAAGAAATGATGGATAAAGTAAAAGGTAAAAAGATGGGTGGACTAAGTGGTTCTGGTGCAATGGGACAAGACTTAGAAAACTATATGGGCGATGAAGCTAGTGCTGCTGGAAACTCAAAAGGTGGTGGTGCAGCAATAAAAGGAACAAAATTTATAGGTCTTAGGTAATGGACTTTCAATATCTTTTAAAAAAGATAGTGACAGAACGACGAGCAGAGTTAAGCGAAATGCTTATGTCGAATGGTATTGCTTCTATGGAGCAATACCAAAATGTTATGGGGCAACTTTCTGCTCTTGCCCACGTAGAAGAAACTTTAAAAAATGTAGCAAATAGAATGGAGAATGCTGACAATGTCTAAAACACTTTTCGTTCCTGACCACGTAAAACGAGGTATAGAAAAGGAACGCTTGGCTGAGAAGTCAACTTCTAATCCTTTAGATCCATCTACGTTTGGGTTGCCGAAGGAAGAAGATAATAAATCTGCCCTTGAGAGGTTGCCAAAACCTACAGGTTGGCGAATTTTAATCCTTCCTTATACGATACCGAAAGAAAAGAACGGTATTATTTACGCAGACGAAACTATAGAACGGTCTAATTTAGCAACCAATACAGGTTATGTTGTTAGTTTAGGTCCAGATGCATATAAAGATGAAAATAAATTTCCTGATGGTCCTTGGTGTAAAAAAGGTGATTGGGTTTTATTTGGTCGATATGCAGGATCAAGATTTAAAATTCAAGGTGCAGAACCTCGATTATTAAATGATGATGAAGTTTTGGCTGTAATAACAGATCCTAGAGATATCTTAAACGTATAAGGAGTAAAAAATGGATAACACACAGGTTCAAGAAAAAGAAGAATTAAAATCCGAAGAACAAGAGCAACTTACTTTAGATATAGAAGTTGAAGAAGATGAAGAAGAACAGCAGGAAACTGTTGAGCAGAAAAAAGATAAAGAACTTTTAGAGCATCGAGATGATGTAAAAAAGCGTATAGATACTTTAACTTGGAAAGCAAAAGAAGCTGAAAGACGAGAACAAGCAGCACTTGATTATGCAAAACAGGTAAAAGCAGAGAACGAAAAATTAACTTCTAAGTTTAATGAAACCAGCCAAGAACTTAATGTTCAATACGGTGGTAAAATAGAAAGTCAATTAGCTGAAGCTAAAAGAGCATATAAGTTAGCTTACGAAGAAGGCAATACTGATGCTATGGCAGATGCCTCTGCACTTATAGCAAAACTAAGTGTCGAAGAAGAAAACGTAAAAAAGAAAAAAGAAGAGTTTTCTCAAGAAAAAGAAGTTTCAACTGAAACAAAAGCAAAAACTGTGGAAGAAGAAATTGCACAAACTCAACCACAACAACAATATTATGATGAAAAAGCACTTCAATGGGCTAGTAAAAATAAATGGTTTGGAAAAAATAAAGCAATGACCTTGACAATTTATGATATTCATCGTACAATGACAGAAGAGGAAGGCTATGATGCTACCTCTGATGAATATTATGAAGAAGTGGATAGAAGAATTAGAGAAGAATTCCCCCAACGCTTTACAGCAGATGGGGAGTACCAAGAACCAGAGTCAAAGAAAGGCTCTGCAGCAGGAACGACACGTAAAAACGTCCAGACGGTTGCTCCTGCTAATCGAAATGTAAAAAATGGACGCAATACTATTCGCTTGACTAAAAGTCAAGTGGCTATCGCTAAAAAACTTGGAGTACCACTCGAAGAATACGCAAAACATGTGAAGGAGCCAGCTTAATGACAGAAGAAAACAAGAATATGAATAGAACCTCACGTGCTGCTGAATCTCGTTCAAAGCAAGAACGCAAAAGACCTTGGAAGCCATCATCGTCTCTTGAAGCACCACAGCCTCCTGAGGGCTATAAATACAGGTGGATAAGAACTGAAGTAAGAGGGTTTCAAGACCAGAAAAATGTCTCTGCGAGACTAAGAGAAGGTTTTGAACCAGTGCGAGCTGATGAACATCCAGATTTTCCTGTGCCTACTATCGAAGACGGTAAGCATGAAGGAATTATTGGTGTAGGAGGACTTATGTTGGCAAAGGTGCCAGAAGAAGTTGTCGAATCAAGACAAGAGTATTTTCAGCAACAAACTGAAGATCAAATGACTGCAGTCGATAACGACTTACTGAAAGAACAGCACCCCTCCATGCCTATTACTAAGGAGGGAGGGAGTAAAGTAACCTTCGGTGGTCCAAGAACGAAAGTTTAAGGACTAATTTTAACTTTAAGATAGGGAGTCATTCATGGCTAATACAAACCTCGCCTTTGGCTTACAACCAATACAAAAACTTGGTTCTAATGTCAATAATGTAGGCATTTCTGGATATACTCTTTACGAAATTAAAAGCGATAATTCAAATAGAATTTATCAAGGATCTCCTGTGATACCATTAAGTACAGGTTTCATCGACATTGTTGGTGCAGCTGCAGGTGGAACAGTTGGATTACTTGGCGTTTTTGGTGGATGTGAGTTTGTATCTTCTACTACAGGAAAACCAGTCTTCTCCAACCAATGGACAGGAAGTGGAGCAGATTCTAATTTTCCTATTAAAGCGTATGTATATGATGATCCAATGCAGCTTTATAAAATTGCAACAGATGCATCCGTGACAAGCGAAGCAACACTTCGTGGTCATGTTTTTGCAAATGCCAATTTTGCAACTGCGACAAGTGGATCTAATACTACAGGTATATCTTCTGCAAAGTTAGGAGTAAGCACTATCGCTACTACTGCAAACTTAAATCTCCGTATTATGGGGTGGCAAGAAGATGTAAATAATGAGGATTTTGCCGCAGCAGGTATTCCTGTTGTTGTAAGATTAAATAACCACTTCAATTCACCAAACGGTGGAATTGCTGCTGGTACTCCATCAACCCTTGGCGTATAGGAGAGTGTAATGCCTATTTCACGAGCACAATTAGCTAAAGAGCTAGAGCCTGGACTCAACGCCTTATTTGGTATGGAGTTCGCTAGATACGAAAACGAGCATGCAGAAATTTTTGACACAGAGACTTCTGATCGAGCATTCGAAGAAGAGGTAATGTTGACAGGTTTCGGAACTGCACCTACTAAGTTTGAAGGATCAGCAGTAAATTTTGATACTGCAAATGAATCCTTTACAGCAAGGTACACACACGAAACTATTGCATTAGCGTTTTCAATTACTGAAGAAGCAATCGAAGATAATCTTTATGATCGTCTTGGAGCAAGATACACACGTGCATTAGCAAGATCAATGGCACATACAAAGCAAGTAAAAGCTGCATCAATATTAAATAATGCTTTTACTGCAGGTGCTTTTGCTGGTGGTGACGGTGTTGCTCTTTGTGATGCATCACATCCATTAACAAGTGGAGGAACATTTAATAATGAGCCTTCAGTTGCTGCTGATTTAAATGAGACATCTTTAGAAGATGCTCTTATTACAATCACAGGTTTTGTGGATGAAAGAGGATTAAAGATCGCATTAAGAGGAATGAAATTAATTGTTCCTCCAGCATTACAGTTTGTTGCAGACAGACTTACTCAAACACAGTTAAGAACTGGAACTGCAGATAACGATATTAATGCTTTAAGAAATATGGGAATGTTGCCACAAGGTTACGTTATCAATCATTTCTTAACTGATACAGATGCGTTTTTTATCAAAACTGATGCACCAAACGGATTTAAACACTTTGAAAGAGCACCAATTAAAACTCAAATGGAAGGTGATTTTGACACTGGAAATATGAGATTTAAAGCAAGAGAAAGGTATTCTTTCGGGTTCTCTGATCCAAGATGTGTTTTTGGTTCTCCAGGAGCATAAAAATATTTTAAAGGGTGACTAGTCAGTCACCCTTTTTTAATATAAACTAAAACAAACCTTGACAGTTACATGGTGTAACTGACATTTGCCAAGACAAGGAGAGTAACATGGCTAATACAACATTTTCAGGTCCAGTCCGATCAGAAAACGGATTTCAAGTAATTTCAAAAAACGCAACTACTGGTACTATTACTACAGTAGCAAGTACAGCATCTACTGGAATTGTAACCAATAAATTTATCAAACATGTAGGTTTTGCTTCAGGTGTAACCTGTAACACTACTGCAGGAGATAGTGATAATATTGGAGAGTTTACACAACCAGCTAATACTATAATTACAGATATTAAGATATTTTGTGATTCTGCCCCTACACTAGGAAGTTCAGGCGATATTGGTTATGAGGTTGGAACATCAAGTTCAGGTGCACAAATTGTTGCTGCAGTAACAGATGAAATATTAGATGGTGGAACAACTGTAGTAGAGCATAACGTAACAGTTACATCCCTCGTTCTACAAACACAAAGTGGTACGACTGCTCCAGCTTCTGTTCAATATACATCTGCAGAAAGAACTATATTTTGTAATATTACAAACACACAAGATGCAACAACACAAGGTTCTTTTACATTTATAATCGAATACGTCCAAATAGCGTAGGAGGATTAAATGTCTGGAACAAGATCTGATGTAAAAGCCTTTAATCATGATCAAGGAGATGATGCTGCAGTTGTGGGTCCTTCTAGGTCAAGAATAAGACAAATTCTCGTTTTTGGTAATTCCGCAGGTGCTTTAACAATAAAAGATGGATCAGGTGGAACCGACTTGCTAGTGCAAAGTTTTCCAACTGGGCTACATACGTTAAATATACCTGATAATGGAATACTTGCAGAAAACGGAGCATTTGTTCATGCTTTTACTGGTAGTGGTAATAAGTTAACTATTTTCTTATCGTAATGACAAGAGCAAAGAAAAAACAGCCACCTAAAACTAAAAAATATTTCCGCTCCACTAAAAGTGGAGCTGGAATGACAAAGGCAGGTGTTGCTCGTTACAGACGAGATAATCCAGGAAGTAAACTTAAAACTGCTGTAACAGGTAAAGTAAAACCAGGAAGTAAAGCAGCAAAAAGGAGAAAGTCTTTTTGTGCTAGGTCTGCTGGACAAGCTAAAAAGCATAATATTAATTGTGCAAAAACTCCTAAAAAAAGAATTTGTGCGACTAGAAGAAGATGGAAGTGTTAGATGACAAGCAAAGAACTACTAAAAATGTTAGAAAAACATGAAGAAGTTTGCAATGCAAGGTTCGATGGAATTAATAATAAATTAAATAAACTTGATAATAGACTATGGATGATTGTATCTTTAATTATTGTCGCTAGTGGATTGGAGCAACTAATTTAATGGTTATGAGTAGGGGTCAAATGTCAAAACAGGTGACTAAAGCCCCTGGAAAAAGGAAGTGGAGTGCCAAGAGGAAGAGAAAAATCGATTGCTCACGACCTAGAGGATTTTCTGAAAGAGCACATTGTGCCTCTAAGAAAAGGAGAAGTAATAAAAGGAAGTCCAGTTAAATATTGTTTATACTGTGGCAGAAAAAGATGGACATGTAGATGTTATAAACAAAGGAGAGGATAATGCCAAAAGACGCTTGTTATCATAAAGTTAAAGCTAAATATAAAGTTTTTCCTTCAGCATATGCTTCAGGAGCAATAGCTAAATGTAGAAAAGTTGGTGCTTCTAATTATGGTACTGGAGGAAAAAAGAAAAAGTCTAGTGTACGAAAAGCTAGTACAGGAATGTATATGGGGGCTAAAAGACCAGCAAAAAATAAAAATATCGCAAGAGGATGTGGTATTGTATTAGCAGGAAAAAGAAAAGAAACAAAGCGTTCATAATGGCAGTAAGAAAAACAAAAGCAGGTTTGGCACTAAAAAGATGGTTCAAAGAGGACTGGAAAGATGTTAGAACTGGTAAAAAATGTGGTAGGAAAAAAGGAGAAAAAAGAGGAACTCCTTATTGTAGACCAAGTAAACGTATTTCTTCTAAAACACCAAAAACAACAAAAGAGATGACATCTACAGAAAAAAAGAGTAGGATAAGACAAAAGGTAGCTTTAGGACAACCTAGTAAAGGTAAACCAAGAAACGTAAAAGCATTAAAAAGGAAGAGGAGAAAAGTATGAACAAGAATAATCCACAAGCTAATCCAGTTGTTAAAGGTAAAAAAGGTGGTGGACTTATGAGTGCCATCAATAGAGTAAAAAAAGAACAAGGTGTAAAAGGTATGATGAGAGGAGGTTTATCTGGTGGTAATCCTAGTGGTCCTCCAAGAAGAATGGTTCCAGACCCAGCTTTAATAACACCTCTAAATCCTGGGAAACTAATGGATGTTACAGAAATGGCAAAAGGTGGTTTTATGGATGAGGAAATAGAAAAGCGTATGATGGGTGGCTACATGGAATATAAGGAAGATAAGTAATGGCTACCTCTGGTTCAACAGATTTCGAACTTGCTGTAGACGATTATATCGAAGAGGCTTTTGAGCGTTGTGGCTTAGAAATACGAACAGGATATGATCTTAGAACAGCAAAACGATCTCTAAATCTTATGTTTGCAGATTGGGCAAATAGAGGATTAAATCGTTGGACTATTACCCAAACCTCTATTACACTATCTCAAGGTACTACTGAATATACACTTGATGCAGATACGATAGATATATTATCTGCTGTTATTAGAGAAAATGCAGGGTCTTCTAATCAATTAGATGTAACGGTAAATAGAATTGGTCGTGATACATATTTAAATTTATCGAGTAAACTATCTCAAGGAAAGCCTACACAATATTATGTTGATAGACAAATAACTCCTAAATTTCGTGTTTTTCCTACTCCTAATGCAACATATACTTTAGTAGTTGACAGGTTAACTAGAATAGAAGATGCTGATTCTGCTAGTAACACAGTAGATATTCCTTTTAGATTCTATCCTTGCCTTGCTGCAGGATTAGCTTATTATTTAGCTATAAAAAAAGCTCCAGATAGAATACAAATATTAAAAGCGATATACGATGAAGAGTTTGATAGAGCAGCAACTGAAGATAGAGATAGAACAAGTTTAAAATTATTACCTTATGAGAGGTATATTTAATGGCTTATTCAAGTGGAAAACATGCTTTTTTTATATCAGATAGAAGTGGTATGAGGTTTCCATATAAAGAAAGAATAAAAGAATGGAATGGATCTATTGTTCATATTTCTGAATATGAGGCAAAACACGAACAATTAGATCCTCATAGAACAGTTATTGATGCACAAGCTCTAAGAGATGCAAGACCTGATACACGAAGTGACGGTAGTGTAGAAAATTTATTGGGGATAAATCCATTTACTTCTGGATCAAGTGGTTCAGCAGTTATAACTGTAGTAGAACCTAACCATGGGAGATCTACAAGTGATACAGTTCGTTTTAGAAAAGCATTAGGGTTTGATGGGTTTTCAGCTACAGTATTGACACAAAGTGCAGGATATAGTATTACAAAAGTAGATGATAATACTTATACATTTACAGCAAGTAGTGGAACTGCTACTATTGGCAGTCAAAGAGGTGGTGGAGATAATGCAACAGCAGGAGCAGTTACACTGGAAGTATAAATGAGCTTTACATTTGCAACACTAAAAACAGCCATACAAGACTATACAGATAATAGTGAAACTGTTTTTGTAAATAACATAAACAGCTTTATTAAAGCAGCAGAAGAAAAAATATTTAAAAGTATTGATTTAGATATTTTTAGAAAAAACGCAACATCTGCTTTTACTAATGCAGATCCTTTTGTAACAACACCAACAGACTATTTAGCTTCTTTTTCTTTTCAAATAACAGCATCTGGTAATGAAAGTTTTTTATTACAAAAAGATGTAAATTATATTAGAGAACACACACCTGCATCAACAACTACAGGTGTACCAAAATATTATGCTAGGTTTGATGAAGATAATTTTATTGTTGCTCCAACTCCTAATTCTAATTATACCTTTCAATTAAATTATTATCATAGACCTGCTAGTATTACGGCAGGAGCAGATGGTGGAACAACATGGATGAGTACGAATGTTCCTTTTGCTTTATTATATGGCTCATTAGTAGAGGCTTATACTTTTATGAAAGGTGAACCAGATGTAATACAAAATTATAATGGTTTATATGCACAGTATTTAGAAAGAGCAAAAGATTTAGGAGAAGCAAGAGAAAATACAGATGGTTATAGAGTTGGTCTGCCATCGAGACCAAGAACATAGGAGTAGAAAATGGCAACAGCAAATGCAGCAACCACCTTTTTAGAAAATAGACTTTTAAGTCTTATTTTTAAAAATAACGCAGCATCATTTAGTTCACCAGGAGATAATATCTTTGTTGGATTAGCCACGGCAGTATCTAATTTTAATGATTCAACTGGTGAATCTGGAGATCCTACGATAACAGAAGCAACCTTTACTAACTATGCAAGGCAACAAGTTGCAGCCT